CAGATGTTGCTAGACGCTTCTCACCATAGAATGTGATATAGCCTGGCAATGTTTGGTCGTATCTACGCATAACCATATTTAAACGATCAACGATTGTATGACCGCGATTCCAATCACCAAAGTAAATTGGGAAAGCGTTTGTATCTACTGAAGGACTTGGTGTAGTAGGAATAAGTGGGTTAGAAACATACTTATTAACTACAACATCAAAGCCAAGTAAAGTGCCAACAATACCATCATCGCGTGAAAGACCATCAATGTAGATTGGGCGACCATTGTCATCAACTAAACCGCGAATTGCCGCAAGCATTAGTGGATTGATAACAAATTTAGCAGTTGGTGTCCAATATTGTTGTGGTAAAGCATAGATGAAATTAACGATGTCTTTATATTGAACATTGTTAAATAGACCTACACCATTACCAGCACCTTCAGCATCAGAGCCATTAGGAATCAATTGGTCATAAGTAGCAATTGAATGTAAGCCACTTGATGAACCTGTTCCTGTTGTTCCAAATGCCGCAGTTGTTGTTTGACCGCCAGCGTATGTGCCAGCCGCACCAGCATATTGATTAAGACCGCGTAAGCCGTCAGAACCACCATAAGGTGTTGTGTTATCGCCAACTGATACTGCAACTTGATCGTTATTTTGAATCATTGAAAGAGCTTCTTGTTGTGAGAATTCTAACAACATATCAGCTACAACATTTGATTCTAAACCATCGATATCATCAAGAGCAGCAGTTCTAATTGGGAATTGAACATTCAAATCTTGCAATGTTAATTGCCAAATGTTTGTATCCAAGCTATTTGGGTTTGGATGTGGGCTAGATGTGTTGTTATTAATACCATAACCCCACCAAGCGCCTGTGTTACCTGTTTTTGCTCTGAATTGGTAAGTAGCACCATCAGTTGCAACAGAACGAGATACACCACGCATTGGGTTAGCAAGTCTTAATGCAAAGAATACAGGATCATAAGCAGTTCTACCGCCCACGCCTGCACCACCACCATAACCTGCTGGGTTACCAATTGCTGAAGCTTCTTTCATATAAGCATCATATTGACCAGCATCTTCGAACATTTTAAGTTCTTTTTCAACTTTCATACCGCTTTCATAGAAGCCTTTTAATTGTTCTTTAACAGAACGATTAACTTCTTGAGCAACAGTTTTGTAAGTTTTGATTAATGGAGTAGCTTCTTTGATTGAAGCAACTTTAGCTTCAAGAGATGCAACTTTTTCTTCAAATGTTACTGCTTTTTCTTCAAAAGCTTTTGTAGCTTCCGCTAATTTAGCATCAACTTCAGTCTTAACAGATTCAACTGCTTCAACTTGAGCTTGCTCAATAGCGTCTAACTTTTCGATAATTTTATCTGACATGATTTATCCTTTAAGACGATTATTTAAAATTTTAAGCAATTCTCTTTCCGCAAAAGCGTTAAGAATTTTTTGCTCATCTACCACCGCATCAGCATCACTCTGAATAGGTGCTTTTTCATCAATGATTTTAGGCTCATCACGAGTTTCTATAACCTTTTTGAAAATTGAAGACGCGGTGGTCGCATCTTTTCTTGAAAGTTTTGCATCACGCAATGCTTTCTCGATTAGTTTTAAGTCTAAAGAACCATCGGCTCTAAAGCACTCTAATTTCGAGATATTGCATTCTAGATTGTTAGGTTGCATAACAATTGATACTTCTCTTAAACCGCCTTTAGTAATTTGGAAATATCCATCTTCATCAGCTCCTACTTCCATACCTTCAGCATCAACCATTGAGTATTCGTCAGCATAAGCACCAACAGATACACCGCCAACCATAGCTGGACTTTCTTTCATAATAGTATATAAATCTTTACCAGCCGTTGTATTAGTAAATAAACGACCTTTTGCATTCATGCCTTCATCAGTAAATGAAAATTCTTGCCATTCGCCTACAGGCATTGACATATCATTGTGTTGGAAATACATTGGAAGTGGTTTACCTGATTTAGCAAATTCGTCTGCCCATTGAGCAAAGCCTTCAGGTTTATAATTAAATTTACGACCATCAGCGCCTTCTCTAGCACCCCAAGTCGTTACAGTAGCTTCAATTTCGCCACTACTGCCTGATGCTTCATCGGCTTTGACACCGAGAGCTACTTTTGATTCAAATAGAAACTTAATATCTTTAGTCATTTATTGGAACTCCCTTTGATTTCATCCCGTTAGTTTCAACAGGTTTAGGTTTGCGCTTTTTAGCCTGTTGGGTTAATTTGTTGAGCAACTCTTTTAATGTCATTAGGCTTTACCTGCCTGACCTGTTTTGCCAACGCTAGAAGTATTGCCACCGCCACCTGTATCTTGAGGTGTAGTGCCACTTATAGGTTTAGCTTGTTTTGATGTATCTTTTAATTCGTCTGCGCCTTGCAAGTTTTGTTTGCCTAGATATTCTCGCGCTTCATTAGGTGTCATTATACCACTATTCACACCTGCTACTGCGTAATTCATTTGATCTAGTGGTGCGCCTTTTAAAAAATCTTCAGTTTGGAATTGAATACAAAGATTTGGATAACCAGCAAGAAGACTTGCTTTAAATTTTTGTTCAATATTAGTAATTAACGGACACATTGTTGATTTATAGAATTCATCAAGCATTGTTTGTGTATTGTTATACTTTTGATCTGCAATTCCAAGCATAGCAGGTGGCACTCCAAACAATCCGCAAATACGCTTCATAGTTTGTTCTTTTAATGCTCTTGCATCCGCATCTTGAAGTGTAAGCATATTGAGTGGCATATATTTCATGCCATTATCTAATAACATGCCTTGACCTGGTTTAGATAAATCAGTTGATCTTGATCCTGTTAAAGATGTCCAAGCTTCTTTAAGTCTTGCGGCAATTTCTTTAAATTTAGCATCAGGAATTACTTGGTCTGTAACAAACATACCTGAAGGTTTAGCTCCATTAAGCATAATAAAGTTTGCATAAAGATCAATATCTTGATCTAAAGATACTAATTCGTTACACAAAATACCTTTATTAAAACCAGCACTACCTTGCCAAGCCATTTCACTTGCATGAATAACTTGGAAATATTCTAATGGTTCATCTTTATTAAAACCATAAGTGCTAGTCGATAATCTATAAGTAGGATAACGAGTAGGAGTGATTTGAGCGGTTATTAAAGTTGAATCCAATAGATACATTTCCATTGGTGTTAGCGTAGAGTTTGTTTGCTCTTTGCGCCATAAAGCAGTAAAGGTTTCACCTGATAGGTCATACCACATTGACCATTGATACCAAAATTCGTATGAAGATTGATAATTATTAGGATTGTTTAATAAGTTATAAACTGCTTTAGCTTTAGCTTTGTCGCGAGTTGAAACATTCGGATCAGTAATAGCATCAACCATTTTTCCGTCATCAGTATATGCCATAATCTTAATAGGCAATTGAGCTAATGCTCTTGCTTTAGCATTTACACAAGCCATAACAGTAGAGTTACGGGATAGTGTGGACATATCCAATACACGGCCTGCGGTATTAACGGATGATGTTGTTACATATAATAATTGATTATTTGATTGATAACCTTGACCTGAAACATTGCGAAGTATGTTGTTACCAAGAGCGGTTTGACCAAAAAGAGTATTACTTTCTTGCGCGTTTTGATTTGGTTTTCTTTTGAATATATCTAGTATAGCCATGTTTTTCCTTTATATGCTTCTAAAACCAAATGAGGTAGAAGACAATGGATGATCTAGTGAGCAATGCATCGCAATAATAAGCGCTATTATACCATCAACCTTTGCTGACTTGTCTGCTTCGTTCTTGCGAATCTTAATATTTCCATTTACATCCTCATAAACTTCACAGTTACCTAACTGCCATCCGAGGAATGGATTGCCATTGTGTTTTATTTGATTTTGCATGATGAGCTTTTCAACATGCTTTGAAGGATTGCTTAAAACTGCCATTCCTTGCCCTACCTTTTTTACAGGTATGCTATTATCGTGTAGTCTTGCAATAAGAGATGCTGCGTTATATGCATCATACCCTACTTCTTTAACATTATAAAGTGTTGCTTGTTGTTTTATCCATTCTGATATTTCTCGATCATCCATAACATTGCCTTCGGTGATATGAAGTATTTTTGATTGAACTGCTTGTTCAAATATTCCTTTATAGTGAGTAGGAATTAAATTAAGCGCTTCTTCAGGTAAAAA